CGCGGTTTTAGCAACTGGTTACAAACCAGACAGTTCCCACCGTACGGGCCTGCTATGACATCTGATCCCTTGGAAGAACATCCCTCGGGGGTCGGTCGCAGTTTTAACTGTTTTCATGTGCTCGTTATACTCGCGCTAGAGTTTGCAGTTTTACTTCGTGCTATTGAAGGGGGGCTACTATTTTATACAGCGGTAGCTGGCTGTTCTTATATGCCTAATTGGCAGTGGGGACTGTTGAGTAGATCCACATAGTAGGAACGTTTAGGAAAAAGTGAAGACCGAAGTCGACACCGATGCCATTATACGCCCAAATACGCAGACCTTTGTCCGCCACACCCGTAACGGCATCCGCAACTACCTCCAGGACGAATTCGTCAAATTGACTATCATCCACATTCGGAGGGTGCGTCGCAGCTCGCGGCCAAGTAGATTGGAAGCGATGGTTGCCGTAATTAGGACATCCAACCGACATGCCTGCATTGGTCAGTTGGTTGGTGAGTGATTGACCCGCCGCGCCCGAATCGCAGGAAGCTAGGAAGAACGCCGCATTCGCGGAATTCGTACCTTTCACTGCTGAGGTGACTGTAATGCTTGAATCTGCGCCTGATTGGTTACTTCGCCAGACCCGCACATGCCCGTAGGCAGTGGGGCCTTCGACGTTGAACGTCCAGGTGGTCGATCCGCGATAGGCCACGAAGGCTGGCAGGATCCACGCCATAGGTGTTGTGTTAGTGTAGTTAAACGGGAAGTTACTCGTTGTCACCACTAGACCCTTAGCAGAGTGTAGACCCGACGGGTCGTACCCATATGCAGGGGGAATCTTGAGAAACCTATATTGTATCACCGTGTAGTCGTCAGTGGTGTCCGTAGCCACCGTGTTGACGCCTACTAGCGTCGTTCGTCGCATCAACTGACGCAGGGACCGCACACACTCGCCAAAGTTAACGAGGTAGCGGTCAGGCATGGGGTTATTCACCCCAGAGCCAATCACCTGCGTGGTAGTGTAATCCGATTCGGTATAACAGTCCGCCTGTACTTGAAAGGTGGAGTAGTTAGGAACCGTACGTGGGTTGGCCAGTTCAAAGTTTTCGGCGGCGCGCGCGAAGACTAGAATTGACACTGATGACGATGACACGGGGGCCGTTAGTGCGGTGAGAACTCGCACCGTAATGGCCCCGTTATCGTAAATAGAGTTGTAGGCAAAAGTTGGTGTAGTACTGGTCGACCACTGGATCCCTGAGGAGCCGTAGTTGTTCCGAGTGACCAAAAATGCTAGAGCCTGTTGGTAAGGCACCCTAAATTCGACGTCAGCGTCATCACCCAAATCGACGATGGACGTGAAAACGACGTTGTTGGTGTTGGCGTCGTTGTAAATGTTCTCCCCTGCATAACCCGACGGATCGAAAGAGATGCGCAACCGACCTTTGTGGAAGGGTGAGCAAACAACCTTGAACCGGAAGATGATGTCGCCTCGCCAGTGCTCAAACAATGCGGAGATCCATGCCATGGGTGTCATGTACAGCTTGGAATTTGTCGCGGCATCGTTGTCGAAGAGCATCGGGTTGACGTTAGAGGAGAAAAGAATGGTGTCTGGAGTGGCTGAGGTCGACCAAGTGGTCGTGGTCAAGTATGACTCGCGTTGCACCAAGTGCGAGATGACCATCTCATCCTTTGAATCCAGACCCACGATTGCCGGGTCGATGGAGAGTTCATTCTTTGGGTCAAGTGTGAGCTTCTCATTGGGGAAACCTATCTCGGTAGAGGCCATTGGTGGAAATGGCGATGGGCGGTATGGCAAAGTGTCTGCTATGACCGGAACATTGGTAAAACCAAACATTCGGGCAATAGACGAAATCGCTGACGCTCCTATCTTAGTTGCTGTGGCGAACCTCCCAATGATGGGGATATCCTCGAACCATGATGCCCCTGCCGCAATAGCGGAGGCAGGCCCGGAGACAGCCCCTTCTCCATATTCATCGGCCTGCAGTTCCAGCGATTGAGTCGCCAGACCTGCCGAAGGGCCGGAAAGCTTAACATCCTCTGCCCAGGCGTATATTGAAATAGTGACGCCTGTCCCTGATGCACCATTAGCACTCTGGAGTGTGGTGTAATTCAGGAAAGTGAGTTGGCCCTGCTGGGTCATCTCAGTTGCAGATTGTGCATTGATCCAATTCTTGTTCCAAAAGAAAGGCAAGGTCATTTCGCCCGCCTCGTTACCTTGAGGGTAAATCCAGATGTGTGGTCGCTGGGAGTAAGGTATGAAATACCGAGTCCCGGAATCATTCTGGATGGTCGAGGGGGTTACAGTGGGCAATGGCTGGTAGCTCATAAGCATCGACCCGTAATAAAACGGGGAAGCATTGATGAGCACCTTCACCTTGAGCTTGCATTGGATAAAGGCAAAATTGTTGAGCTTGTACTGTACCCTGGAATCTGTAAAATACGCGTTCCAGGGGTTAAACGTGTGCGTAGTGCCTACCGCATCCGTTTCGTTCCACGTGAAAGACCCAATGCGCACAGGGCGCGAAAGGAACTTCACAAAGTCGATGTTCCGCGTTTGGTCAGTGGAAGTCATGGGGTCCAAATCGATGTTCAGGCCCGCATGCATACCAGCTGCCTCATCATGGAAGGCGACTGTTTCACGTTGTATATGGCTAGCCTGCGCAGCATCCGTCACTGAGACGTCCGCTTGCACTTGCCATAGACCCTCGTCTGGAGGGCCACCAGGGGGGCGTTCTAGTACGCCCCCGCAACTTTGTCCGATTCCACAGTCGGACTCCTCAAATAAGTTGGTAGGTGCCAGTT